GTCAGCCGCTGCCTGTCTGCGCTCCTCATCTCTGGCTGCTAGCTCATCCTTAAAACCGTTTAATTTAGTGAGTTCGCCTGTGTCTGTAGCGATGGCCTCGCCTCTCTTGATTGATGCTTCAGCCTCTAGCGCTGCAAGCTCATTTTGTTGTTCTATGCTTAGGTTTGTGAGGTCATTAGAGTCCTTAAATAACTGCAATTCTTTCTCAGCTATAGCCACATTATCGGCGCTCTGTTTTGCTATGATTGCACGCGCTTTTTCTGTGGCTTTTATGCGATCTTCTAGGCTTTGCGTGACATCATCTGAGAAATTACGCAGCTTCTCTAATTGTGCAATCTCCTCAGCTTGTGAGACTAGTAAAGCGTTTTTTTCTGTGACTAGATCACGTTCTCTCTGGGCTAATATAGAGCCTTGCGCTGCTGCTTCTGCGATCTCAGCACCAAAGCCAGAAACAGACTCTTTTAAGGTGTCAAATGATTGGCTAAAATTACCAGAAAAAAACTCTGTTAATCCCTTAGCTAAAAGGCCTACTCTTCTAATTACTACAGCCCAAGTGTTTGCCAGAATAGAGCTTACATCCTCAACCAAGGCCATGCCTTGAGAGGTACTCGCAAACGCTGTGGCTAGCGTACCGAGAACGACAACGAAAGCGCCCACGCCTGTTGCAATCAGCGCGGTCTTAAATGCCTTCAATGATGATACACTACCTTTGACAGCTTTAATGCTTCCCTTAAATGCTGAGCTAATGCCGTTGATTGATACACCAAATACCTCTGTCTCCTTGGCTAGATCGCCGAGGGTATCCTCATATTCCTCCGCTGCATCGTTGGCCTTTTCTGTGGCTTTCTCCACAGCGCCCATATCTTTGGCTGCCTCTTTTGCGCCTTTGGTTTGTACTTTTAAGGTTATTACTTCTTCTTCTGCTGCCATTATATTGGGATTTCTATAAGCTCTACTCTGGCGCTCGTATTCAATCGCCATTGCTCTAGCTTGTTAATGTAAAAATATGCGTTATAGTCCTCAACGTATACAGGCGCTAAGGGGTTTAATGTCAAAAGGCTAATGGTTGGTATATTAATCCACGCCTTAATAATGAAGGGCTTCTCCATTGAGTCAACAAGTAGTTGATAATATTCTGTTTTGAGATTATCCCACTTCATTGCGGTTGTAAACTCTGCACGCTTTGCGGGTTGGTTTGATGATATTACCTCTCCATTATAATGCATATTATAAAGGCTTGCATCCTCTATGCTGACTACTTGCATAGTCCTTCCATTTGCTTTATATCTATAATATGGCGGTATATTTACTGAGGTGCTACTTGTGAAATTAGTGCTTACCGTGCCGCTTTCTTTTGTGGCGTCTAGCGTTACAATACGGCCAATACCAGTAACAATATCGCCAATATTTCCCTCAAAAGGGTGGTTAGTTGTAAAGTTTAAAGTGCCAGAATTAGGATGAAAATTGACAGCGCTTTTAAAATACTCTACATCCCACGCCGCGACCGTTGATCTAACATTTGGCACTAGGGCTTCGCCCAAATCACAGGGAAAAAACTTTGACTGAATGATAGTTCCAGATAATGGCAGCGTCTCAGAATTTACAGGGAATGAGCTATCCGCATCCGTGCGCTCTACTATATCATCATCACTATATTTCAGCTCATTGGTTTGGCTGTATGTCTTAAATGTGTTGTATATCGTTTTTGTGTTATCTGTGTTTAGTACTAGGTTTTGAGATGTAGCCGTTTCAAGCCCCTTAAAGTATTTAAGCGTGACCACATTATTAGCCTCCACCGCGACAATGTTTTGCAGCTTAAAAATCTCCCTTACAAAATCCCTTTGGCTAATCTCTGGGAAATAATCTTGAGGGTTTATGGTGGTTGTTATTGTGTCGCCGTTAGTATACTGATTGTGTAGCAAAGGCATGGCGCACGCTACAGCATACTTGGAATATTGCGCGTCCATTTCTGAGGTATCAAAGGTTAAGCCTGTAAAGCCCGCAAATATCTTAGTTAATACTGAATGACAATATATAAAAAAACCCGCCTCATTCATTTCCGCAATATTTGGGCTAGAGCTTGGCAATAATCTCTCGCTTTGATTGGTTACCCATTGAGCGTCTGGGATAACTACGTCCGAGGTGGTGTCTGTTTTGCTTATTATTCCTGTAGGCGTCCAATCAAAGGCCGTAAATGATAGAGCGCTAATGGGTAAGTCTGGCACATCTGAATAGAACTTACTGATACCCCCAAAAATCTGGATTGTGACTGAGTTCTCCTCTTGTGTATCTATCACAAAATAGCTATCAGATAAAGCGGGCATATCATTGACCAATATCTCACATGGTATAGTGCCAACAGCCACCGAGTCAAAGCGCGAGATTGTGGGCAAAGCTGCCCCTAGTATATCCTTATTCCTTGAGGTCAGTGGTAGGCTTACCCTACGCGAGAAATCGCCATTACGCGTCTGTAAATTACTGAGATCGTGTATCTGGTAAGTAATATAAAAGCGCTCCGCCTCTCCTTCGAATAAATCAAAGCTGTCGCCATTGGATAATATTTGTAGCTTATTCGCCATCCTCTATATTACCACTAGGGAAAAAATCATCTGAGTCTAAACTATTGATCCATTGCTCTATTTCTGTCATGCTTCTAAGGCTTCAAGTCTAGTTATTAAATCAGCTATTATGGTTTGTTGTTCTTGTATTGCAGCCGTTAACAAAGGCACTATTTTGCTTTGATCAATACCTTGATAATCGGGAACGGAACGCGTCTCCATTACGGCTTCGACTGCTTCGGTTATTACGTTGCCATCCTCATCTATTACCGCTTCTACTCTTGGAGTTAGTTCAAACTCCTCATCTCTCATAGCGTCCTTTTCTCCGCTTATGGCTTCGGGGATTATATCTTGTACTTCGTGTGCTAAAAATCCGTCTACTATCTTATCTGCATCAGCTATGAAATTAAATCGGCTAGGCTTTAATTGGTTAAGCCTAGATAAAGCATCTGTAATAGGTGTTACATTTTCTTTTAATCTGTAATCTGAGGATGTTGCGTAAGATGTTGTTGAACCCGATATTATAATATTTCCTACATTTTGGAGTACTCCGCCCGTTTGATTGTAAAATCTTTGTATATTTCTTGATGAAGTACTATCTGATCTAAAATATAATTGACTATATCCGCTTTGAGGAGCAATTGTAAATCCATAATCAAAACTTGTAGCATTAATTAAATTGCTTGATATATCACCCCCCGATGAGATGCGCATACGTTCTGTAAGTGTAGCCGCTGACATTGTGGAAAATGTCATATCCGAGGTTTCTACCCCAACACCTCCATTTGTTAAAATAGTTCTAATTTGTCCTAAATTAAGTTTTCGAGAAGAATTTCCTAATCCCGACAAAACCAAAGCGCCACCATTATTCCCGATAACAGTACCATCATAAACATCTAATAAAGTTCCCGTACTTGTCGTACCGACACCACTCGATGGATTATCAGTTCCAATACCCACATTACCCCCCGATGAGATGCTGAGTTTTGTGCTTAGAGTTGTACTTGCAAATGCTCCCGATGTTTGAATCTCAATGTTTCCCGATTGATCAGTATTAATACTTGAAACGGGATATGCGGCATTATACATTTGCAATTTACCGCCTCTATTTTGTCCCTCTATTCTTATTTCTCCATAGGAATTGCTCGTGGTTTCCGTAACGTGCAATTTAGCTTGAGGATTAGTTTCGTTAATACCCACATTACCACTAAAAGTAGCATCACCCGTAGTGCCGTCAATAGTTAGCGTTGGCGTATTTACTGCCCTTTCAAAAACTATATCTTTTTGATATGTTCTGATAGTTAAAAAATCATCTTGAATAAAATATGATATCTCCGCTTTTAATACTGATGCATTTTGGAAATATAGCCACGCTGTGCCGCCTGACGCATCGGTTGCGTTTATTGTTACCGTTCCATTACTTGATTCCGCTCTTAATTGTGGTGCTTGTAATATGCTATTTATATAAGTAAGGGCTGCATAACCTGTTAGCGCGCTTGTGCCATCCCAGACAGCTAATTGATATTGCGTGCCTGTTCCTGTTACATCCCCTGTTGGAGCGTCTACCATAGTAAGGCTTTCGCCATCTACTGCCACGGTTAGGAATTTACCCGCATTTGGTACACCTCCTAAATCATCCTTATAATTGACAACGCTTTCACGCTCATCTGTAAGCTGTGCGCGCTCAGTTGTTGGCGTAATTAGCTCAGTAGTATTATCTGGTAAATTGGTGTTAAGTGCTAAGGTGCTGAGTTCGGTTCTTGTTTTCTTTGCCATGTCTTAATTGTATGCAGCCGTAAACGCCACGTTTAGGTGGGCTTGGCTTGGTGTTAATGAGTAGTTAATCGCCTCGAATACGTTGAAATTGTTAGGCATTTGTAGTTGTAAAGTAAAGCCGTTATTGGCGTTATCCGTGCTGTACATATCACTTAGATTATTAGAGGCCACCACTTGGACAAATTGTGAGCCGTCACGCGTTAATAATACGCGCACTGATGTGCTTCGCTTTATTTCTGATATAGCTAATAAGTCATCATTGCTTAATTGATCGGTTTGACATATCAGTTGTTGCACCCAATCATTAGCTACCCTTATATTAGTAACTCTAGCGCTTGCATAATCTTGATTAACAGCCCGCGAGGAGGCTATCCCTGTGGAGCTAGCGACTTGGACCTCTTGTTTGATGTCAAATATATATTGCTCATAAGCGCCTAAGCTGTTGAGGTACTCCACAAAAATAGGATTAGAGCAGTCCTTAGTGACCTTATAATATACCGTATTTAAACTCTTACCGCTTGGCGTTGTAAACGCTGCACTAATCCAATGACAATTTAACGGAATAGCTGTAGTATAGTTTTGAAGGTCTAGATTTTGCACGCCTGTAGTGCTAGGTATTGCCGCGCTTGACAGCGTGCTAATTACGCCTTTATTTATGTCTAAATATTTGATAGTTAATATAGCGCCCTCAGATGTAGGGTATAAAATGCCTATAGTCCTTTTAAAATTAGAGTAAATTCGCGGCTCAATCCACTTTGTCAATGCTGTGTTTAGTCCTGTAGTGCTTAACACATGATTGTATAAGTTAGCACCGCCAGAACTATATATCTGCTTCTGGGCATATATTGCAAAATAGCTATTTGCTGAGTCAGAACTAGGCGAGGTAAATCCTGCCCAACTCTGAAAATATCTTAGTTTAAACTCTACAGATACCAAACCATTCTTTTCGAGGTATTCTGTGAGTATCTGGCTAACATCCAAAAACAAAGTGCCGTCATCTTTTGGGCTATATTTAAAGGTAGTCGCTATTAAATTGGCCGTATTATCTGCATTCCTAATTATAATATTGATCTTAAAATTAGGCTGTGCTTGGTCTGTAGTGGTTAGAATAAAAGGTATCTGAGAGCGTGACGCATTCGCGGCACTTGTCACTCCGTCAATGGTTCTAATAGGTTCGCTTGTTATTGTTAGTGCCATTATCTTCGCTTTACTTTTAAACCATTAGTGAAATCTATGCGCATCTTCTGGCCCATCTCCTTCATTAATTTAGTCCTTGACTCCTTGATTGCTTGGCTTATGCTTATTCCCTTCTGGCCTTGCTTGATTTTAGTGCCGTTTTTTACTATGCTTTTACCAATGGCAAAGGCTAGCTGCTTGATTGTCTGCTTTGGATTTGGCTGTACGTCTGGTTTGGCTGTAATCCATCGCATTAAATTGTTGATAAACTTAGCACCTATAGACTTAGGCTGTGAGCCTACGCCTGTTTGTAAATATTGGAGGTACTTTGGCCCTCTGAGTTCAGCCTCTAGCTTCTGATTTGCCACTACTCTGAGGCTATTCGCCGCGTATCCTGTAGCGTCTCGCCCCTGGCTTTTAAGCTGTGCAATTAGATTGTCCTTAACATCGTTAAGAAATTCCCTATAAGCGTTATTGAAATCAAGCGCATTCAAAGGTGTCGCGGAATATAGGTAAAACAAAAGATAGCTTCCATCCAGAAAGCAGCTCACTAGTAATATTTATAGACTCAATCGCCTCTAGTTCGTAGCCGTCTATAAATGAGCTTAGAGCGATGATATTAGAGGAGTTTAGCTTGTCGATCATTCCATCAACTTTAGGTTTTAGATCGTCTAATATTACGTCGATTTGTGTTGCTGTGTCATCCGTTCCTGTGCTTAATTTTAAGTAGTAAACTTCGACGCTGTACTCCATTAATACGTTATTAGTCTGGGAATAGGTAATATTGTCAACCGTTGGCAAATTAGCATAAACGCCAACACCATTGGATAGGTCATAACTGCCCACCAATTGATTAAGGTCGTTTGGGTTCGCTGCCCTTAAGTACGTCAAGCCCTGAGCTTCGATGATGCTTTTTAAGGTTGTTGCGATGATGTTCATATTTAGCAAGTATTATAAAAAATATTGCTGTAAAGATACAGAAAAAAAAGCCGAATATAAACGCGACTAGTAACACAATTATAGAAATACTCATGTTTTTCTTTGGATTTCTTGAGTTTTAGAGTTAACGTAACCCATTTCTCGATTCAACAAAATTAAATTATTAACAAAAATGACCTCCATTTCCCATATATCATCGTGCGTATATTGTGGATAAGTTTTGCAAAGCTGATCTATTAACATAAAGTCGCCCCATTTCTCTAGGCGCTTTGATCCCGCCATCTCAAAAAAGCTGTTCATTTTTATCTGCTCCGCTGTCATTGGGACGGCTGCCAATCTATTAGATAAGTCCTCTTCAATGCGTTTAAGCTCCTCAAAAAAAAAACGCACCAAGGCCAGGCCAATACAATGGGCAGCGCTTCAATGGCTTTTTTTATAGGTTCTAGCTTATGGCCATCAAACTTACCATCTATTAAGGGCTGCGCATAGATCGCCAGAGCGTCGGCCACTATCTCGCGCATATCATCTTTGTCCTGGGTTAGCTTTTTAAGCATAAATTTCTGTCCATAGCGCTCAAAGTTTAAGTCTTTGGGAAATTTGATTTGATGGCCTAATATAGATAGGTCTTTTCTGGGCCTATGGTCTAGCTCATTCATGCCGTTCAAAATTAGCTTTTCGTAAATGTGCTCAATTATAGGGCTCAAATCTGCCCTTGTATTTTCTAAATGGGATAAGTCTATATTTGAGAATATACTTAGTAGCTCAATCGGTTCGCTGTTTGGCCTCATTGCGGCCCATTGTTTGACCGTTATCTCCTCCCATGAATCAGGTATCTGACCGCCGATAATATCATCATCGTGGTATATTTTAAATCGTTTCATCGTATTGTCACAGCCCCCCTTAGTGCGTAGCTTAGCGAGTATCTGACCGCGTCAACCGAATGATTATTTAAATCTAGCGGCTCATCTGTGGGATCATTATCATCGTTCAATTTATACTTATATTCCCTAAATTCCTTGATGGTTTCTAAGGCCTCCTCATGTATAAATATCTGGTGCGTTCTAATAAATCCGAGGCCCTGTCTTATTGAGTCTTTGCCCTTTTTAGCGGGCTTTATTCTTATGCCTCTATTTCTGAGTTCCTTAATGGTTCTCGGCTCATTATCAGCGTATACCTTATGCACTCCCAAAGCGTGCAACTCCTCGGCTATATCTCTCAATAGCATTTTAGTTCTAAAAAATACTTGTTCAATATAGATGGCTTGGTCTACCTTGGTAACTTTCACGCATACGGTAGGGTCATTATAGCCAAAATCAATGCCGTAAAAGACCTTACCTTCTGGGACGTAGTTACAAATATGCACTTGATCAAAGACTAGGTTTCTGGATTGTACCCATTGACCCAACGTATAAACGTTATATAGGTCGATATCTGTTTTCTTAAGTCCCTCTATTTCCTTGACCATCTCATTGGGTATGTACGGATTATCTTTGTAGGTGCTGACATCTAGTTTAACGTCTTGATCTGGCCAATGTTTTCGGTCATCCTCTATATATGTCTTGCACCAATTCTCTATACCCGCGGGGTTATAATCCAAGATACAGAACTTTTCACACCTCATTATTAACTGATTGAAAGCCTCAAAAGGTATTGTATTTGCCTCATTCAAATAAAAGAATGTGTTCTGTCTACCTCTCAGCTTAGCGCTGTTTAGGTCGTCCGTACTAAAAAACTGAACTATTCTGTTCTCAAACTCTAATTCTAACAACGTTTTCCTGTGATCCACATAATAGTAGATGTCCATATCTTGGAGTAAATTAATAAACTCCTTATATGCTGATGCCCTTAATGCGGGCAGCGTTTCCCTTATAACTGAGAATGTACCTTTGGGTACGTAGTCATCTCCGAAATAACCAGAGGCTAACCAGATGGCAATACCTTGCAAAATGCTGTGAGTCTTGCTTGATCTTGCGCCACCCCTGAAAGCGTTAATCCTCTTCTGGCTTGTCCAAAGGCTTTGAAATACTCGCGTGTGCCGTAGTCTTATAGTCCTCATATTCAATAATTATTTTTGCGTCATTTTCTGGTACTAAAAAGGGGATGCGTTGTATCTTGGCTTTTTTAAACTCGAGCAAATTAGCCCAGAATAGTAGCCTATCTTTAGGGGTCAACTGCTCTATGTCATCCTCTACCCTAGCCTCTAAGAGTTGTAGTGCTTCGTCTACGTTCATAATATTTTAATCGTTTTAGAAATGTAATATAGTTCTCTTTTTTTATCCTCTTTTCTAATAGCTCCTTGCGTGCTAGTTCGTAGGTTTCAAAAGGATTAATCGCGGGTTTGTAATAATAATCTCTCAAAATCTTCCTGTTTTAATGATACAATAGTCCCCATATTATTTCGCTTATGATATACGACAGGGACTTTTTTTGTAGGCATCCTCTTCAATATGTCATGCAAGCTAGGTTTTAATTTCTCAACGGCCTTGCATTGGATGTAAAAGTCTGTATTATCTATAATATCGACGCCTAAATCATCCATTCTCTTACTCTCTGATCTGCTAGTCACAGCGTCATAGCCTAGCTCCTTTAGCCTGTTAACTATCTGTAGCTCATAGGCGTGGCCCTTTGCTCTGCTGTTTATCATTTTTGAGTCGTTACCTTTGCCAGAGCTTCCCTAAGAGTAAGGGTGGAGCGGTCCCCCGCGTCCCCCTTCCTGTCCAAGTGAGCATTTTCGCGCTCCCTTGCTATTTTATCCAACTTATCCATGATAGACTCGCGTATCTGGTTCGGTGTTATCCTCCCAAATACCTTCACTTTGCCTGTTTTAAAGTCATCTATGACGTCAATAAAAACAGAGAGCGGCTCATATTTAAACTCCCTATAAAAGGCATCCATCATCTGCGTGAGCGCTTGAGGATCAACGTCATTATATAGATTACAAACCCCATACATAGC